CCATCATGACCGACATCACCACCACCACCGAGACCGCCGCCGCCGAGACGCCGACCGACGAAGTGGCCGCCAAGCGCGCTCGCAAGGGCACCCGCGCCGACCGCCAGCACGAGCTGAACCAGGCCGCCCAGGGCGACGACGCCGCGCAGGGCGAGTCCCTGAGCGACGACGAGCGCGAGCAGCTCGCCGCGCACACTGCGCAGCTCGCCGCGAACGCTGACGAGCCCGCGCCCGTTCGCGCGACCTGGAAGCAGCACGGCAACCCGACCGGCGGGTTCGTGTTCTTCGGCACCGCCGTCAAGTCGCCCGCCGACAAGGGCGTCAAGGTCGGCAAGATCGAGACCGACGCGCAGGGGATCACGCTCAAGTCAGCGAACGGCCGCGCGATCGAGGGCGGCGCGTTCGGCAGCGCCACCAAGTTCTGGGCGGTCGTGCCCGCCGACGCGCCGCGTAAGAGCGACGTGCCGACGAGCACCCCCAAGGCGGGCGGGCTCGCGAAGCTGCCCGCCGAGAAGCTGACCGCCCCCGCTGGCTACGTCGTCAAGTGGCCGCACGGCGGGTACGACCTGCTCAAGAAGACCGACAAGGACGCCGCTGGCGCTGCGTGGCTCGTGCGTTGCAACTACCACGGCACCACGAAGGAAGTCGCGAGCGCCAAGGAGGGCGACGGGCTGGGCAGCAACGCCGGGCGCCCGAGCTGGTGCGCGAAGTGCAAGGCGCACGCTGAGCAGCTCGCCACGGCGGGCGCGAAGTGAGCACCCCGCAGCACGAGCCCCAGGGGGCGGCGGCAGCCGCCCCCTTCGGCGTGGCGAGCGCGCGACTCGCGATGGAAGTCGTGATCAACGGCACCGACACGAATCGCTGGCACGCCTACGGGCTCACGTGCAACCCGTTCCCGCAGCTCGGCCGCGCCGAGTTCGCCGCCGGGGAAAGGCAGATCGCCAGCCTCGACGGCGACCCGGTACGCGGGCCAGAGGACATCCGCGAGCGGCTCGCCGGGTTCGCCCCGGCGTTCATAGAGGGCGTGATCGAGCGCTGGCAGCCCGGCGAGCGGGTCGCGTTCCTGATCACGTTCCCCGACCGATAGATCGATTCCACGGAAGGAACCACCCGAAATGAAACGCACTACCTGGCCCGTCCGCTATCTGACGGACGAGACCGCCCAGCCGCCCAGGCGGCAGGAGGTCATCACCCGCAGCCCGAGCGCGATGGCGTTCTGGCTCGGCGGCACTTACGACCGCCCGGAGCACGGCTGCGACGCCTGCCTGGTCGGCGCGTGGGCCGTGATCAGCATCACGCGCCCGGCTGGCGTGATGCTGCCCGTGTTCATCCACTACGACCGCGCCGCCGGGGCGCTGCCATTCGAGACGTGCGGGCGGCGTTACGCGCAGCTCGGCGAAGCGATGGAGGGAGCTGTCACCGATGCCTGACTACGACACGACCGGGCACGTGCCCGGCTGGGTCCACGCCAGCGACGGCGGCGACGAGCCCGCCGAGGACCGCGACCAGACCGGCCGCGACGAGCGCGGCGACGAGCTGTACCGCGAGCACGTCGAGGGGTTCGGCGAGCTGGACGAGCAAACGCAGCTCACGCACCTGATCGAGCACGGCTACTGGATCCGCGAGCTGCGGTTGATGGACGACGAGCACCGGGCCACGCTGCACGGCGCGACCCACAGCACCGGCACCCCGGCGGGCAGTCCGCCGGATCTCGCCGACCTCGCCGACCGGGCGGTCAAGATGGCCGCCGGGATGCGCGAGCACGTCCACGCGGGCGACTGGGCCAGCGCGTACGGCGCGGCGGACTGGCTCGCCGACTACGCCGAACAGATCGAGTCGCACGTCTGGGCGGCGCACCCGGACGCCCGGCCCGAGAACTGGTAAGCACGACGCACCCCTGACGGGGGCGCTGGCCCGGCTGCGGGTCTGCGCCCCCGTTTCGGTTGCCGGACCCCGGCCGCCGGGTGCAGACTCCAGACGTGAGCGACGAGCCGGGGTTCCGCTGCCCGCGCTGCGGGATGGTGAGCCGCGATCCCGACGACATGCGCGAGGGCTATTGCGGCGCGTGCCATGACTGGACGGGCTCGATCCTGCTGGCCGGCCGGGTGCTGTCGCCGGGGGAGACGCTCGCCGAGGCGATGCGGGGCGCCCTCGAGGTAGCGTCCGCGATGTTCGCCGAGCAGCTCGCCGACATCGGGCGGGCGATGATGGGCGCGGGGATCGTGCCGACCGCGGGGGTCCGCGAGGGGCGCGGTGATCCGTCCGGCGATCCGCCGCTGAGCTGCGGCGGGGGTACCTGGCGGCCGGAAGGAACCACCCGAACCGGGCCGCCAGGCACGGCCGGAGCATAGCAGCGCCCGCGACGCGATCGTGTGGAGATCGTGTGGAGTTTTCACGCCGGTAACCGCCCGGTCAGATCGCGGCGCGGAGAGCGATTCTAAGCCCCTCGGTCGCGCTGCTGCACGATCACGCCGGGGAGCCCCTGTTCGCCTGCCTCTGTGCGACTCCGCAGGGGCGCAGGGGTGCTCCGTGACCTGCCCCTAGGTGATGATGAGCTATGGCTGACCGACGCCGGTTCCCGCCCTGCCGACGCACCCTCGACGGCGCGGTCTGCCTGCGGCGCGGCGATCACTTTTGCGAGCCGCGCGCCGATCACGCGATGGCGTTTTTCACCGAGCTGCTCGTGCACACCAAAGGGATCTGGGCGCGGCGCGCGTTCATCCCCGCGCCGTGGGAGGAGCACGAGGTCATCCGCCCCCTGTTCGGCTCGGTCGTGTGGGACCCGACGTGGGGCTACGTCCGCCGCTACCGGGAGCTGTATCTGAGCACCGGCCGCAAGAACGGCAAGACCGAATTGCTGGGCGGGCTCGTGCTGTACCTGCTGGTCGCGGACGGCGAGGAGGCCGCCGAGATTTACGGGCTCGCGCTCGACAAGGACCAGGCCGCGCTTGCCTACACCGCCGCCGCGCGGATGGTCGCGCTGTCGCCCGTGCTGGCCCGCCGCCTGGGCGTCGCGCTCGGCGCGAAGCGGATCTATGACGAGCGCACCGCGAGTTTCTTCGTGGTGGCCGCCGGGGACGCGCTCGGCGCGCTCGGCACCGGCCCGCACGCCGCCTACATTGACGAGCTGCTCACCCAGCCGTCGCGCGAACTGTACGACGCGATCAGGACCGGGTTCGGCACCCGCGCCCAGCCGCTCATGATCCTCGTCACGACCGCCGACAACGACCCCGCCGGGTTCGCCGCCGCCGAGCGGTCATGGTCCGAGCGGGTCGCCGAAGACCCGGCGCTCGACACGTCGCGGCTCGTCGTCATCCACGCCGCGCCGAAGGACGCCGACTGGACCGCCGAAGAAACGTGGGCGATGGCGAATCCCGCGCTCGGCGACTACCTCGACCCGCGCATCCTGCGGGCCGAGTGCAAGAAGGCGATTAACAACCCGGCGGAGGAGCGCGCGTTCCGACAGTTCCGGCTCAACCAGCAATCGGTGCTCGCGGGCCGCGCGATCGAGCTGGGCGCGTGGGACTCCGCGCCCGCGTCGCCGCCCGAGCTGGCCGGCCGCGCGTGCTATGCCGGACTCGACCTGGCGTCCACGATCGACCTGGCGTCGTACGCGCTCGACTTCCCGAGTGACGACGGCACCCATGACGTGCTCTGGCGGGTGTTCGCGCCCGCCTCGGCGCTGCCGGTGCTCGACCGGCGCACGGGCGGCAAGGCGTCGGCGTGGGCTGAGGCCGGGCTGATCACCGTCACTGAGGGCGACGTGATCGATTACGGCGCGATCAAGGTCGCGCTGCGCGCCGACGCTGAGGTCTACGACCTGCGGGAGATCGCGTTCGACCGCTGGGGCGCGACCCAGCTATCGACGGACCTGATTGACGAGGGGTTCCCGCTGATCCAGACCGGGCAGGGGTTCGCGTCGATGTCCGGGCCGACTAAAGAGCTGCTGCGGCTCGTCGCCGCCGGGAACTACCGCCACGGTCACAACCCCGTCGCCCGCTGGCAGGCCGGGAACCTCGTGACCCGAGCTGACCCGGCCGGGAACGTCAAGCCGGACAAGTCCAAGAGCGCCGACAAAATCGACTCGATCGTCGCCGCGATCATGGCACTTGACCGCGCGATAAGGCACGCTGGCGGGGAGGACGACTACGCCGCCGCCGGGTTCTGATCGGAGGACACCGTGAGCGAGCCGCTGTTGGTATCGGACGAGTGGCGCGAGCTGGACGAGCTGCGCGCCCGAGCGT